TCTAGCAATTCCACGACCCTCAAGAAGCCTAGATATTTCTGAAGCAGCCCTTGTGTCTGAATTAAATAACTCAGAAACAGTACGTTCTAAAAGACGTAAACTTTCGGAATCACCCTCTAGTATTCCTGTTTCAATAGTTTTAACAGAGTTAACTTTTTGAAGTATAGATTCATACTGAGATCTAAAAGGATTGTTTTGAAGCTGCTCTTCTAAAAAGTTTGTTTGTTCTAGTGGGCCTTTATACGCTAATCCTTGTGCCCTTCCTGAAACAAGAGAATCGCTGTAGTCTTGCATTGCTCTCACGTATTCATCTGAGCCTTTTACATAACCTGCGTCAACTAATCTTTTACCGTGGGCAGATAAAGGAGCAGAATTTTCAGTACTAAGAGGCACTAAAGGTCCAGATTCGTTAATATAGTTATCTATACTTTCAGAAGTGAACTTTTCATATAGTTCTGCCTGTTCGTTAGGGCGTTGTTTGAAATAGTCAGCCCGTGTTTTTGACTGTTGCGCTGCATCATAGAACAATTTAGCCACGACGTTGTTATTCTCTAAGGCGTACTTCTGGCCCAAAGCGTTTAGCTGTGCAAAATTGTTAGCATTTTGCTGAAGCAACTGCTGTACTTCTTTAGCAGTCTCTTCTTTGTTCCTAGCTTCTCGTCTACTTTCTAAACCTGTTCCTACACCCGTAAACAAACCCTGCACACCTTGGGCTAACCCACCGTATGCTTGGTTCATCATCTCTGCTTGCTGTCTACTACCAGCCATTAAGATGTCTGCTATTCTTGATTGTCTAGGCATTTTTAGTACTCCTTACCTATTAAATATACCGCCTTCACTTAAAGCACCACCCAGCAGTCCACCAGCGCCACTTATTAGACTACCTAAGAGGTCACCAGCACTACTTAGAGAGCTACCAAATAAGTTACCTAGACCCTGTCGTTGTCCTAAAACACCTTCCAGATTAGCTAACTGAGCCTCATAGTCAAACTCACCTTGCTGTCTACGGGCTACGTCAGCCAGTGTAGCCGTTTGTAATCCCGGTGAGAACTCAGTCAACAAAGCCTGCATAGGAGCGTAACTCTGTCCCAAGAACATACCACCTAATTTAGCTTGTTGTGCCTGTTCAGCCTGTGCCTGCTGCATAGCGCCTAGATACGCTGCGTACCGTTGCTCTTCCTGTGCTTTAGCTAGAGCTAATCCTTCAGGAGTACCGCCAAACTGGCTGGTCTGTACGCCTAAACGTCCCTGTGAAGCCAAGCGGCTTTCTAGAGCTAGTCTCTCTCTTTCTTGAGGCTGACTCATAGCAGTCATCATGCGCTCAAACACAGCTTGCTCTCTCTGTGCAGGGTCTTGCATAGCCTGACTAAAGAAGTTAGAGGCTCCTCCAAAGAGTTGCTGCTGCATAGCCTGCTGTTCAGGACTAAGGTTATACGTTGTTCCTTCAGGCCCAGAAGTTGTATAACCAGCAGAACCCGTTACGGTAAACGGCTGAAACGTTACGTCAGGAGCCGTTAGCTCGGGTAATGGATCTGTATACAGGTCTTTAATTTCTTGCGGTATTTCACCGTATATGTCTGCTCCAACGCCTCCTAATAGATCACCTAAAATACCCATTAGTTAACTCCCTTTATTTTCATAATCATACTGTTCTGCCTATTAATGCTAATACGTTAATTTCTTGTAAAGACAATTGAGAACCACCAATGTCAGCTTCTAGTCCTACGGTTACTAACGTTCCAGATCCTGTACCGTTTACTCTAGGTCGTGATACCTCTGTTCCTCCAGTGTACTGCGCCTCTGTAAAAACAGTTCCTCCGCTATCTGGAGATGTCCCGTAGAGAGCCTCTGTAAAAACAGTTCCTCCACTATCCGGAGATTCTCCAAAAAACGCAGGCGTACTCTGGGCAACGTTAAGAGAAATAGAGTTGTAGGCATCACTAAAGTCATAACCCCACTTTAAAAACACAGTAGACGTACTACCGCCAATAATAGTAGGGTTTATTTTCTTGAGTAACTTAAATTTAGACGCATCTCCGAAAGCCAGCGCAGGGCTGTAGTACTTAAACCGATAAGCTGCGCCGTTGTCTGAGTAATCTTTGTATTCGCTGACACCTTCGGTTGATCCCATAAGAAGAGTACCGTCAGTTTTTCGTTCAAAACTTTTAAAGAACTCACCTGTCCACGTTGTAACCCTGTATGAATTGTTTTCTAAACGGGTTTTAAGGTCAAAGCAATAAACAAGATTTTGGTCAGGAAAAGAAATTAAGTAAAAAGTATTTTCAGGGCTGTACACTGACGCTGTTGGCCCTGTCCTAACCGATATAGAACTTATAATGTCTGTTTTAACATTAGCACTTAAGTCTGAAATAGGTAGAGACTTTTCTTGTACTGTCCTACCAAAACTTCTCAGCCCATCGTCTGACATAAACAACACATCAGTACCTATAGACTGAACAGAGTTTCTACAAATGCAGCCAACACCTGATACAGTGTCAACCAGAGCCATAGTAGAGGGGTCTGAAGCCCCTCCATATATTACAATACTATGCTCTCCAAAAATAATAAGCATATCGTTGTGTGCAGCTACTGCTTTAACCTCATCGTGACCATCAGGCCACACCTTAGCTACATTTATAGAACCACTAGTACCGCCTGTAAAGTCGTTGCCTATTAACAGGTCAGACCAATAAACTACTTGGTTATCAACTGAACTATCAGCAATCCACAGTCTGCCATAAGCGGCTAGGGCTTCGTGGCACTTCAGGATATCAGGCGTTACCGCGCTACCGCCGTTGATATCGTTGTTAACTCTTTGAAATGTCTTTAACTCAGGACTACCCCCGTTGTAATCGTATACTAAAGGATCGTACCCGCGTTGAAAAAAGTAGGCTTTGTCATTAAAGTTTACTATTTTCCAGTTGTTATCTGCAGTTCCAATTGGGTAAGAACCTTGTCCCGTGCCTAACAAAACTGGAACATTAGATAAAGTACTTGTTCCTGACAGTATCTTTCCATTACCCGTGCTTAAAACTGTCTCACTAGCAGCACCCGCTGAACTGTAATAAAAATGAATCTTATGCAGATAGTCAGTACCTAAGTCTGTTTTATCTTCAGTGATTACCTTAGACCCTTTACGCGCAGCTATACGACCGCTCTTGTCAATGACAGTGTTGTCAGCTATCTCAGCAAAAGAAGGATCTTGAGCAATAGGAGAATCTTCCGTGTTGATTCCTTTGAATCCCGGCGCTACTAGATTAATACTCTGTAGTGGCTGTGCCATACGTAATCCTTAAGGAGTGTACCAGATGGTTTCTTCGGGATGCTTCTGTGCGTCCATAGCAATAGCGTCAGATAAATACTTGTCAGCAATGGCAAAGTACTCAGGTGTAGATGTACCGCCTGTTTCACCACGCTCTCTAGACAACAAAGCTATCGCCATGTGTAGCACAGGCTGATGAGGTATAAGTAACTTGTCTGCATCATTTGTTAATACGTTAGGTCTAATAACATCTCCGTCAGTATCGGTTATTTCACCGCGTAAAATACAGTTGAAGTTTAAGTCGTACACACCATCAGGCTTAGGATACACATCAATCTGCGTATCGCCGTTAGAGTCTACTCCGTTAAACACGTAGTAAGACGGAGAACCAGACTGAGGATTTTGCATCATGTACTGCTGGTCAAACCAGATAGGAGTTTGATACTGTAAATCCCAGTTGCTTGTGTTGTTGTAAGCGTGTAGAACTTTAATTGCGTTATTGCTTCCCGTAAGAATGTAACTAAATACATCTGCTGTTGTGTTGATAGTCATTGTGTAACGCAGTGCTGACCAATCCCAAGCAGACTCTACAAAGGTTTTAGCATCGTTAACAAAGTCACCTACCATCTTACTGTACGTAGTTTCGTTTACGTTAGATACTTCGTCTTCACGCATACGCCTTAGTACATTATTTACTAAACTAAGGTACGTCATATTCTGTCTCCAAAGAGTCCGTTAGTAACGCTTAATTTTCTGGTAGGCTTTTCAGGCTCATTAGTATCTGTTGAAGAAGAATTTAATGCTCCAGTAAATCTAGGATCGTTAAACAAGCTGGTAATGTTGTTTAGCATTGTTTGAATACGCTCTTGCAAAGTTTGTTCCTTAACGGATTCATCAGGCGCTGATCCACCTCCTGCTGGTTCTGATCCACCTCCTGCTGGTTCTGATTCATTTCCTGCTGAAGGAGGTTGTTGCGTTTGTGGGGCGCTAAACATTCCTTGACTAAACTGACTAGGTATACTCTTGGCCTGCTGATACCACATCTCACCCGTTAGTGGATTAATACCAAGATGGTGAGCGCCTGCAGTAAAGTTGTTAAGTGTAGGACTAACACCACGCAGTGCGCCTTCCATAGGCTCTAAAGCAAAACCATCAGCAGTCTCAACTACTTTATATTTTCCTGCTGGCGTATCTACAACTTGCCCTACAGTAGTGTCAGACCGATCAGGCGTACCCCAGTTAATGTCTTCACCCATAGCCGCAGTGTTACCAATACCGCCTACAGTATCTCCAGATGCGCCTGCACTCCAATCAGGTGTTTGTGCTTGTTGAGGTCTTACAGGACGCCCACCACCAGCACCATAGATTTTTGCTATAATGTCTTCCATACGTCTCTTCCGCTTTTTATGCCATGCCTTTAGAAAATGCACCGCTGTCGCTAAACAAATAGTCTGTAATAGGAAAGTCAACCCTAGATAACACTTTAGCGTCTGCTGCGTATCCAGTAAACATACCGTTACTTTGTTGTGGGGCGGTTGGACTAAAGCCGCCACCTAAGCCCGGAAAATTTAAATCAATGTCTATATCGGGTCCTTCTATTTTTAAACACTCGCCGTCTTCGTTACGAAAACCTTCTGGACAAGTTGTGTCAGGCACTTTAATGTCTACACATTCACCTAGTTC